CTGAGTACTGCCCATATTGCCAACAACCACAGTGGCAGTGTTAATACCAAGACCCATCCCAAAAGCGGGTATGCCTTCTCTTTCAACTTCTTCATTAAATATCTCCAGGTCTTTTAGCATCTGAAACGACGTTCTCACTGCATCTAATGCATGCTGTTTGTTATCGAGTGGCGCATTCCAGAATGCCATTTGTGCATCACCGATATACTTATCTAATGTCCCGTTATTTTCTAGAATCGCTCTTGTCATGACCGTCATGTAACGATTCATGATTGAAGTCAAGCCTTGTACATCTTCACCGTAGTGTTCAGAGATTGTAGTAAAGCCACGAACGTCAGTAAACATAATCGAAAGCTCTCTTGATTCTCCTCCGAGTTTCAAGAGATCAGGTTGTCTTTGCAATCTCGCAACTAGATCTGGACTCAGATATGTTCCAAACTGTTTTTTAATCTGTTGCTTCTGCATATACTCACTGATAAACTTCACAGTATAGATATGCATATAGATGATAGCTACTGCGATGACATTAAACGTCACATCTAACAAGATTCCTTTACTTGCAAATAAATATATAGGTAAATAAAGGTATCCACCTAGAATCAAACCTATCCAGACGATAGAGTATTTTAATCGAGAGATAATGATCAATGACAGAGCTAAAACAAGTAGAGCAACCAAATCTACAAGCTGAGTCCAATTCGGAATCGAAACAGAATCTCCATTTATCAGAGTTTCAAGAATACTCGCCTGGAGCTGATGGGGATGCTGCGCACCTGACGGAGTCGCTACGGGATTACTTACTCCAGCTGCAGTCACGCCGAGAATCACGATTTTACCTGTCAGATCAGGCAAAGGACTCGCACCAATTTCGTATGAATGGAATCGATAGTTCGGATTGATGAACACTCTTCCATATTCGTCTGTTTTAATTGTTTCAAAAGAAGGAATTCGTAATGCTTCAACCCCAGTCTGATTTATCTTGGCTTGATACGAAGAGTCTCCTGCCGCTACACGCAACAGCTCTAGAGCAAATGCGGGATAGTATTCGCCTGATGATTCAGATAGAAGAGGAACTCGCCTTACAACCCCATCACTCTCAGGTAGGGTTGACGTTATCCCAACACCGGCTGCGGCTTCTTGAAGAATTGAGACATTCCTTAGAACGCATGGGTATTGAGGAAGAAATTCAGTTGCTTCTCCATCGCCGATTACGGCAACGCCTGTTCTCCGAATTGTCGCACTTGCCCGAGAGCAAGAATCACTCACAGTCTGACTGAGAACGACTGGATATTTGTTTAAGCTACTCGCAAGAACTCTATCAGTACCCATCCGATCAGGCTCAGGCATAAGTATAGTGCTGCCAACAAGAGCAGCCCCTCTGCTATAGACATCATCCAAAATTTTAGCGTGGACTTCGCGCGGGAAAGGCCACTGGCCATATTTTTCAATTGATTTCTCCCCTAAATTAATGACTACAATCTGCTCAGATTGTTTTGCTTTATCAAGCATGATATAGTCATAGAATTTAAGACGAGTCGCTTCAACTAAATACGGATCTTGTAATTTAAAAGTAAGTAATAGTGCAAATGTAAAAAGAGCAAGCCATGGGCTCAATAGAATCTTTTTAATTTTTTGTGTAAGTATATCCATTACAAGGTCCGGTCGTACATGTGATTGACATTAAGACTGAGTCAGTAGTACTCGCAGCAGTTTGCGATACAGTGACTCCAATTCCAGGATTATTTATTATTAGTTTAAACAGCTTCTGCGCAGCACCAGATTGAGTGATGTTTGCATTCAATGCTCCATACGGAGCGCTGATATCAAGGAAATGATTGCCAGTTCCTTGTTGAAGAGTCGTGATCACATTCGAGTTGCCTAAGATGTTGAAGAACGCAGACTTTCCACCAGCATCTTTTTGCTGAGCAGTCAGTTGATTTCCTGTTCCATTCATTACCAACTCTGCATACTTGCCATTATATTGTTGAGTTAGAGATACGGTATTATTGTTTCCTGTCACAGAGACTTCGGCAAGATTGTTTCCAAGAGCTGCCGCTGCAGTGCCTTGATTGATAGTAATAGCGTTATTGCTACCGTTGATCAACATCGATTGAGAACCATTCACGCCTCTGATAGCGTTAAACCTCGAGAACTGTTCGATGTTGACGGTGTTATTATCACCAATGTTTTGAATGTAAATCGAGTTGCTCGTAATGGCATTCGTCTGACCGAGCTTGATAGTTTGATTGGTGGCAATTGATGTAGTTGGATATGTTGGTTCTGCAGGAGGCGGAGGTGGAGCAGTCGGCGCCGAAGATCCTTCGTTCGGCGCAACAGGAGCAAACGTGGCTCCATTCAATGACGTAGTTCCTTGCAACTGATCGATGAACAAGATAGGTGAAAGTGCAGTATCACCGAGGTTGAAAGACGAGAAGCCAAGCATATAGTTACCATCTGCAGGAACTGTGAACACTGCAACTTGCCAGCCAGTAGCACCATAAGAGTTAGTCGAATAGTTGCCTGTTCCAGGATTCGTAAAACCTAATAGCGCAAAGTTTTGTGTTTGACCGTTGAGTGTTGGCGTTCCTGGTCCACCAGTTAACGTGATCAAAGAACCATCGTTATACGGAACATAGTCTGTCGACAGATACTGCCAACCAAACGAGTATGTAATTCCTGCCTGCAAGAATACCGTTCGACTGACCGAAGAAGCGTTTGTAGGATTCATCGATCCGTTCGAATAGATCGTATTACGAATAGATGTGATGTCTGAAGAGGCAAGACCGAGAGTCGTCATCGCAGCATTGAATTGAGGAGAATTTCCTCCTGCTTGAACCGAGAGCATATACGATCCATACGGAGTAATCGTCCAACACTTACCACCGCCTGGGCAATAGTTCTGCATACCAGTCGTCACTTGTACGCCGCTACCGCTATCACTCCATGAAGTACGAAGTGCAGTAGATCCGTTCGACACCGTCCAACCGGCATAATTTCCATCTTCGAAACCATAGTTCGAAGGCGTCTGTGCATTTAACTGCACGCTGAACGTTAACAGTAGTAGTGTGAAGATCCATCTCATCATCTTGCACCTGACTCTTGTATCACGGTAATATTTCCTTGCGGTCTACCTGTGCCAGTCGTAGTCCATTTATCATCCATAAAATTGTATGCGTCGACAATGTTATTCTGAGAAGAAACAACTTGCACTTCTGTGTCTTTCGGTAACCATATTACAACAGCCTGATTTTTATCTTCTGATAATCTAGCATAAAACCAACCGACTTGCAAGGACTTCTTGAAAATAGGAGATACATTCGTGTAGATAGTTTCTGTTGGTCTTGCGCCAGAATTATATTCTGCATAGATGTCTTGAAGTTCATCTTGAGTAGGCAAACGAAGTGTGGCGACTGCAACTTCTTCTACGCCATCTCCTCCAGTATTTGGATCTTGATTGTCGTCAGATGCCGCTTTTGCAGGATTGACAAACTTCTTGAGAGCTTCGCGAGCAGCAGTGATGAGTGATTGACCGTCATCCGTTTCGAGAGGAGAGATCTGAATATTGTTATCCATACCCTTCATCGAAGGATTAATGACAACAGGCGGCGCAGGAGGAGCATAAGAATTCTCGACCATCGTTGCTTGGAATGGTTGAGTCAGAGTCACTATGCCTGCAGCAGTGATCACGTCGATAGCTCCTGAAGGGCATTCGAAGTTAATCTTTGTGATATCTTTATCGTTGTAGCATTCAGGAACAAGAACGACAGTCGATCTGCCTGCTTCATCGACAGACATGACAAAGTCTGTGCCTCTTACCGCAATCGTTGCAGTCGGTGTACGTATACCAACACCGCGAGCATTATTATGAGCAATCGCACCAGAAGTATATCTTGCCGTTCCTAAAGCGAGCTTCAGTCCAATCTTGCCTTTACTCTTATTATTTCCATCATAGACGAAATCGTCGATAACCAACCTTGAATTCTGTGTGATGTTCACTGTGGTGGCATCGACGAATCGAATCTTAAATCTACCTTGAGAGTTGGTCGATACCGTATCGTTCTTTTCGATACTCGAGCCTTTAGCAGCAGGTGCAGTCTTTGCACCCCGCTTTACAGAACCTCCACCCTGAAACTCTGATATCGATCCCACACCTGCAAAGGCGGGAACCGATATCAGAAAGAGTGCATTAATGGCCAGTTTTAATATTAAACGTACCATTTGAACCCGCCGAGTTAATATTGATTACGGTTTCAGAAGCTCCGTACTGTTGGGTTGTAATGGTGTTCAGTGTACCTGTGAGGTTTACATACAGCGAATGGCCAAACGTACCTCCAAGACCTGTCTGTGTCACGTCGAAGTCATTGTAATCACCAGTCACGAGAATGGTTTGCGTCGCGTTAGGTGAGAGTGCATCGATGTTGAATGCATTGTTATCACCGGTGATATCCATCGAGTTACGAATGTTTTCGCCTGAACCATGAAATACGAGCGAGTTTGAATCGCCTGTAAATCTGGCATTCAAGTCAAACTGATTACAAATAGCATCAGATTGCAGCGTGCCGCAACGGATGTCTGCAGTATTCAGATTGCCGATCTGGCGAACTGTTACTGTTGCGATTCCTGGTGCTCCTGTAGCGGAGACCAAGCCCATATAGAGTTGGTTTCCGTTACCGGTTTGAATAGCGATGACACTTTGATTATCACCTCGTAAATAGATAGGATCATCATTGTCGCCAATGATATTAGCAGTACCAGTTTGAACAACGTTAACATCTACATTACCGCCTTCTTGATCGATATATACTTTGTTTGTTGTAGCTACTGCAGCTGCAGTCACCTCATTTGGTGATGTAGTTACAATTGCTGGTGGAGTTGGGGCTGTCGGTAGCACGGTTTGTGCAGTCACTGATGTTCCATAAAGAAGAGCAGCTCCAACCAATAAAGATTTAATTACCTTCATTTGTTGTTTCCTTTTGCTTAAATCTCCATAGACCTTTACGTTCACCATCCTTGATTAATTCCACGACGGCCGTTTCTATGGCTGAACGGATCGCATAACTACCAGCTTCATTTGATGTTTGTTGTCCATCAAATTCAAAAGCCTTTGTTCCCATATCGAAAAACTTAAATGCTGTAATTCCCTCGGATGTAGAGAGTAGATTTTTCTCAACGGTGACAGAAGTTAAAACTTCACCTGTCTGAACCGAAACGAGTCGCATACTAATAGTAACTTGATCTTCTGAATACTGTTGATAAGGACCGATTCCAAGGAATCTTGCTCCGTTACCACCAGTTTTAGTATTTGAACTATAGTCAATAATACCGCCTTCAAGGATGATACCTGCAACCATCAAAGGAGGAAGCGGCTCGGCGCCTTCTCCGAGTTGTTGCTCTCTCATCTGTCTTACGAGCTGACGTTCTTTGATCAAAGAATCAATGCCGACGCGCTCGACTGGTTTAAACCATTTGCCATCGCCAGCATCTGCCAATGTTTTGATAACATAAGCGTCTGCGCCTTGTGTGACGGCTGTCGAGAAGCTGGCTTGAGTAGCAGAAGGTTTACGTTGTCCTGTTCTATCTGTGAACGAGTAGATGGCAATCGGAATTACCTGACCATCAAGTTCTGGTAGAGTTCTGAACAACTTAGGATTTGCAAATCTTTCTACCTCAGCATCTTCTCTTGCGAGATATGACTGATTGAGATGAGGATGCACTCCTCCTGCGCAAGCGGTTGTAATAAGAAGTAATGGAAGTAATAAAAGCTTTTTCATGACTTCTCCTTAAAATGCAAATGTTGCGATAGGAACAGTCACGACTGTCGTATTACCAAATTTGTCGACAACCGTCAACGTCACAGATGTACCAGTCTTTACATAGCTAATCGTATTACCATCAAGATTAAACATACCTTGTTGAGCAGAACCTTCGGCAAACAGATTGTTCGACAATTGAGTGGCTAGCTGAGCATATACCTGCGAGGTAAACAGCGCCATAAACTTTGCAAGCGGAGTGTTTGAAGCTTCAGCTCTTGCAAGAGCAATCTTTGCGGCTTCGGCATCTCTAATTGCCTGCTCACGAGAACGTTCTTGTGCATCGATTGACTGCACATGTGACGACCATCCATATCCATTGAAGGATGGACTTTTAAACTGTTGTACGAGAGGATCAGCTTTTACTGGGCTGCTTAGTATCAGAGCTAGCAGGAGCAGACTCTTTTTCATCTTTCTTTTCCTTCTTTAAAGGCATATCTTTGTTTGAAGAAAGACTAAATTCAAGCGAGAAGATCTTAATGATTTCAATCTTTAGATTTATGTTCACTGTGATCTTCCTTTATCTGCAATACAACACTCACCTTCTGGTTCAATCGAATAAGATCATTATCCAACATACGGACACGATCAATCAAAGCAATTAAAATCCCATTGGTTTCGCCAATCAATGGCATTAGTTTATCTGTGACAAACTTATAAATGAACCACACAAAATAACCCATGCCGACCGCTGCGACAATTGGAAATCCGTATTGTTTTACAAGTTCTGCAATGAGTTGTGGATCCATTAATCTTTCCGAGCATCGTTCTTCCCGTCTGCTCGTGCGATTCTGTCGAGATCTGGTTTCAGACCAAGAGCGGAACTTACAACTGCATCAACGCGAATAATATCATGGTTCATTGTCTTGACTCTGTTGTCAAGCCCCATAATAATACCCTGCATTCCCCTGATTGCCTTGACGACGCTCTCGAGAATGTAGTTGATAACAAAGTAAACAAAAACCCCACCGAGCAAAGCTGCTGCGATGGGGAATCCGACATCTCCAATAAGTTTAAATATAGTATCGTAACCCATAGGATTATTTATACTATCTTCAAAATGCTTAAGCTGTTTATTCAGCTTTCAGGAATAGCTCGTCAAACTTTTTTACCCACATTTGTTTAAATGCTGGATTCTCTGCACGCTGAGATGCAACGAGAACGTTCTTTAGACGGCGGGCAAGGACAGGATCAAACTTCATACAACAACTCCTACAATTAAAATACCAACAACAAGTGCGTTCACAGCAATCAGTGCTTTATCTCTCATCGCAATTGCAGCATAACCCCAAAGGCCAGCACCAGCAATCGAGATCAGAAGATCTGCCGCATGGAAATCAAACGCTCGACAAGTTGCAGCCACAATGACGCAGGACGTGCCGGTCCATTTGATGATTTCGAGAAAGAGTTCGGATTTCCGACGAGCAAAAGCAGCTCGCTGAGTTGGAAACCGACTTAAGTCATTTGAAAGTTTAAGCATAATTAATCCTTTTGATAATTTTCAAGAAGCGTGAAGCCGGCCGAAGCGCAGCGATAAAGTTTACCGTCAACGTCAAGAATATCACCAACTGACATCGAAGAGCAGGGACCGAGCTTAAAAATATCCTCGAAGTATATGCTTTCTTCCCAGAGATTCATCGCTTCGAAGGCATTTTCCATGTCGTTGGTATCAACGTTAGCAACGTGAGTGTAGTACTGGAAGTTTTCAGCTTTAAATTTGCCTTCGAAGCTACGATCGAAGTAAGCCTTGATGCGTACGCTAGTTTCGCCGTTATTGATCGCATCAATTTCTGCGTTGCTCAACTGGATCTGATAAACCTTAATCATTTTTTTCTTCCTTCTTTATTATAGTTCCACCTTACACTGTTTTGATAATAATGTACACCAAAAAACGCACTCAGAACAAGTCCGAATGCGTTTTTTTTCGAAAAGATTAGCGGTTATGTATCGTTATTTTTCTGAGGATACTTCTGATAATATGATTCTTCGATATTCTCTCCGAAGAAATCGATTTCAAGTTCGTTAAGTTCCTTCACGACACGATAGCCGAGATAGGAAAGAATTCCTACGACTGCTATTCCTGCAACTCCAGCAACGACTTTCTTATTATCCATTTTCTTTCAACCAGTTTAAGATGTTTTCTGGAGCAGTTTCACCATAAGGATCTACTGGACAGTTATCTTCTGCACCTGGTTCGACGAACCATTTCTCAATCTTACCATTATTGACGACACATGCGTAACGCCATGAGCGTTCACCAAAACCGAGGTTATCCTTATGAACTAGCATACCCATCTTACGAGTGAACATACCTGAACCGTCAGGAATTACCTTGACTTTCTTCACCTTCTGTGCTTTCGCCCATGCATTCATCACAAACGCATCGTTGACCGAAACACAATAGATATCTTTGATTCCAAGAGATTTAAACTCAGCAAACTTCTCTTCGAAACCAGGAAGTTGATAAGTCGAGCATGTTGGAGTGAATGCACCAGGAAGAGAGAAGAGAACCACGCGTTTACCTGCGAACAGATCCCACGTGGTGACATCTTCCCAGCGATATGGATTGTCACCGCCAATCGAGTCATCTCTAACACGAGTTTTAAAGGTTACACTTGGAACAAGAGTTTTCAGTTCATCACCTACATTCTCATCAATATCCCAAAACCTTTTGATCTTAATACGTTCTACCATAATTTACTCCTACCAATGATGAATTGCATTTGCAATTAGAAAAATGTTTGCTATGACAGCTTGTACGATAAAAAGAGTCCGGATCAAAGCGACTCTATCAGACTCGCGATCACAAGGAGTTGCTTTCTCACCTAAGGCTTTTGCCCAAATACGCCACATAATAATTTCCATGAATAAAGCGAAGCGACAGACCTATTGCTGGTTGGGCAAGAGTACCACTCCTTAGATCTGTCGCTTCATCAATGGTTCAGCAGTTCGGGTTCTAGTTATAGTGACCCTCATAGTGTGCCTTGAATCAAGAGGTGCACCTCCATCCTCTTCCACTGATTTCTATGTGTTAAATTAGAACCTTACACCGAGTCCTACAAGACCGCCGTGCTGGCCAATGCCACCATTAAAATCGGTGTAACGATATTCTGCTTTGCCATAAACTGGGCCAAATAGATTGGCTTCAACGCCGCCTCCTACACGGAGACCTTCGAGTTCAGCAGCAGTAGTCTGCTTCCAGTTGGAATAACCAACTTTCGCGTATACGAGTGCCTTATCAGCAACTACATAACCAAGACGAGCTGATGCACCGATATTACGACGATCAAAGACATTGTCAAGTGTGGCTTCTACACCAACTACAACGTTCTTATATAGCTCAGCATCGAGACCAATGCCTGCACCGTACGTTACTTTTGTGGTATCTACACCACCAGTAACGTCGTCTAGACCTGCAGTCACTTCTGCACGAACACCCGCAAAATCATTTGCCATTGCAGGTGTAGTTACAAACGCCGCTGCGGCGGCAAGAGGAAACATATACTTTTTCATATTTTTACCTTTTGTTATTAACGTGATCGGTAGTTTCAGACTTGCCGAGGTCTCATGAATGTAATCATTACACTCAAACTGGCTCCCCGAGATGGGTTCGAACCACCGGCCAGGTGATTAACAGTCACCTGCTCTACCACTGAGCTATCGGGGAATAAACTTTATTTTAAATTCTTTAATTCTGTATTGATATACAACTGAGCCGAATTCATAATAGTGCGAATCGCTACTTTCTCGGCCGGCGTTGCACCGAGTGCTTGAACATAAAGATTGATATCAATCGACTGTGCACCAGGACCACCATCTTCGTCGAGAGTGTGTTCACTGACATGCATTTCAACTTTCTTAATCATAATATAATCCTATTTATATGCTGTTGCTATCTTTGTTCATTTCCATTTGCTTCATGATACGCTGCTCTTCTTTCAAGCGAGCAGCTTTCGTAGCAGGAGTTTCCATTGTCTTTTCTTTATGTGCTTGACGTTCTTCGGGTGTCATCTTGTTTGTCATATCAAGGATGATGTTAAACAAGCGGCTGAACTCAGAAGAGTTCGGAAAGTAGCGTTGAACCGATGCGAAGCGAGTTTCAGCCATCGTCAAGTAATCAGAATTAGTCATTATAATCTCCATTTCTTATTATTCAATCTACAACAGTTTACATAATTTGTACACTAAATAACGCACATAGCTAAAAATAAATGGTGCCCTCACGACGACTCGAACGCCGGACCTGATGATTACAAATCAACTGCTCTACCAACTGAGCTATAAGGGCATTAAACTAAATTAGAGAAATATATTCACCGTGTAAACCTTTAATATGCACATAATGATACATTGCATTTTGCTCTAGTGGTATCTTCTGATAGTACGTAATATCAAATCGTGTAAGATCTGATAACGTCATATTAGATTTATGCTTCTCATAAGGATTGCCTTCATGGTTTCCTTGATTAACATTTGTAGGCCATGCAATAATAATATTACGCGAACAATACGTCAAGCACTCGAGTGTATCAATAGCTTCACTCAGATACAGATGTTCGAGCACATCGAAACAAGTAATCAGATCATAAGTTTTATTATCTTGTTTAGTAAACTCTTGAATCTCCATCTTATGAAGAATATGATATTTATCCTGCAACTTGTATGCTGACCAGTACTTTTCAGTGGGTTCGACTGCTTCAAGTACTGCACGAGGGGCTGCTCGCTTGAACATATCGCTGTATGAACCAGAACCACATCCTACATCTAGAATATAATTTGGTGCGATCTTACTAATATGGTTTTCTAATGTGTTGTTAAACACTCCAACTGACCAAGGCATAATACTATCCTTTAAATGGTGGACACTCCGGGGCTCGAACCCGGGACCTACAGGTTAAAAGCCCGTTGCTCTACCTACTGAGCTAAGTGTCCATTAAACTTTAATATATTGGTTCTTCTGGATCAACGTCCTCAACTGAGTAGGTAGGATACCAACCAGGAGTCTCGCGTTCCAAGAAACTAATCATCTCGCTCGCCTTCTCTTCAGACGAGTAGATTCCGACCACAATCGAGTGATCTCCTTGGGGAGATTCATTATTCACGACATAAACTTGCATAATAATATCCTTTTCTTTAGATATACCGACGATCGCTTTGAAACTCTGCTTCTGCACCAGCGCCAAGTACTCGACGCTCGATGAAGTAAAAATCGATGAAACGATCGCCGTCACGAGTATACTCATCATGAGCAGAGCGAAGTTCTTCTTCAGAAGCGTACACACCCAACAAAGTAGAACCTTCGTATTCCCAACCACCTAATAATGCAAAAACTTCCATATCACATCTCCACAATTTCAAACCGAGCATCAAATACATCGTTTAATTTCATTACAAATTCATCATAATCAGCAGCTGCTTCTTCGCAGGCTTTGCGCATTAGTTTTTCAACGTCAGCAACAATTTTGTCATATGTCATCATAACCATTTCCTTTAGCTTATTATTCATACTACCAAAGATATGATAAAATGTACACTAAAAAACGCATCGAAGTAAAAATAAATGGTAGGGGCAGTGAGACTCGAACTCACACTGGAAGGATTTTAAGTCCTTTGTCTCTGCCGTTGGACTATGCCCCCTTACCATTCGGTGATCGCCTCAATTCCTTTCTTCCGATAATGCTGTCTCCAGTAGAAGCATTCATCCATCATAGCATGACCGCTGTGGTTCTTATACTCAATCTTACGAAGAACCTTATTGGTTTTAGCGTTGCGAATGGTGAGAGTGTAGTTGAGCATTTTCGTTTCCTTTCTGATTATAGATTCATCTTACATCAGAAATGAAATAATGTACACAACAAAATGGTGATCCCGGCAGGATTCGAACCTGCGGCCCCAAGCTTAGAAGGCTCGTGCTCTATCCAGCTGAGCTACGGGACCTTTAACTTTTATGCAATACGACCTATTCGATGAAGAAGGTTAGCCACCTTCATGAGTTCGGCCGAAGCATTTCGTTCGCTTTCTTCGGTACTCACAAGCATATCTTTATAATAACGAAGAGCACGCTTCAACAAATCCATATCTGCAGGAGCAAACGTTCCACCTTTATTTTCATTCGGCATTACTTCGACTCCAATAACCAGTTATTCGCGGTGTCCATCCAATCGAGCGCTTCGACAGGAATCGATTCTCCACGACGCTTCGCGTTCAGAAGATCGCAAAATGTATCTTCGACCGCCTTCGGATTTTCCATTGTAGGAAATGCAAAAAGTTCGACGTTCATAAAATAATCTCCTAATAATATATATTCAACTTATCGCGATGTATAGTCGTAAACAGTAAAATGAGTTGCGTCGGCAATCAAACAATCTTGCATCGCACGATGGCGCGAACGAAGATAAGTAGTCTTATCGTTACGAGTCATTTCGCGGCCGATTGCAATAGAACGTGGGCCGCGATAGCGAAGACGGACACGAGTATTGGTTTCGCGATAGGCGGCCAAAACTTGTTCGCGAAGTTCAATCGGTACCCAATAGGCACGTACGGGATAATAGTTTTGACGAGTCGCGTCGGCAGGTACGGCGTAAGTGGATTCGATTTGTTTAATGGTAAGAGTCATAATATATTCCTTTCAACTGATAATATCATTCTACCATAGTTTGGCATTATTGTACACCGGTATTTTACTCTGATAACCATTTGGAGATTGAACCAAACTTAAGATTAAGTTCATGCTCAAGAATCTCGAGGCCATAGAAATCGAACTCGCGCTGACGAATGCCTTCGGCTTCGGCGATAATCTCGATCGCACGCTCGCGAGTTGTACCTTGAACGATTTGCATCGTCTCTTCAACGCGAGCAACAAACTTGTCGAAGTAGATCTGTTGATACTCAGCTTCACTCTCGATTTCCTTATCAAGCAAACGCGAGAGCGCTTCGAAGTCAGCATCAAATGCTTCGACCGACTCAAAGGTAGGATTATAAGGACGGCATCCGTATACTTCTTTATAGAGGTCGGAATAAATCGAACCGTCTTTTGAGTTGGTTGCAGCATCAATATCACGAAGAGTAAGCATGTCAATATTTCCTTTCATCATCATATACCCAGGATACAATGTTTTGACAATAATGTACACAAAAAAACGCACTCGGAATCATCCAAGCGCGTTTTTTTGATTAGTATTTGTAAATTTCTTTTCGCCAATAAAGACCGTCGGTTTCAGAAAAGCCAGGTTGACGTTCCCAGAATTTCATTTTCCGTTCAGCGATATTTAACTCATTCCGTGCGTCGGTTCGTTCGCGAAAATCAGTTGAGGCTTTAGCGATATGTTGAAGGACGAAATGATTATACGAGTGATTAGCCCATTGTGAATTGGGATTGAGTCGTTTTAAAAATGATGGATTGAAGTCAGAGTTTTTTGCGTTACCTGAGTCATAAAAAATAGCCATGATTGAGTTTCTTTCTTTAATTGAAAGATCACTCTACCATGGTTATCAATATTTGTACACTCTTATTTTTTGCGACCGATATTATATTTCGTCACAAGGCTCCATTCGTCTTTTTCTTTGAACGGAAGAATTTTAATCTGATTCAGAGGCGTCAGAGGTTCTAAGATCTTATCAGCCTCAACGACTGCGATCAATCCCCAATCAGATAGAAGTTTGACTATCGTATTTCTTCGACCTTTATCTTCTGTAGAGAAGTCTGAAGGTTTACCGTCAAGAGCAAAGAGCTCTTTAAAGTGGACGATATAATATTTGCCTTGTTTGTGTAGGATATGGCAAGACTGATAAAGAGTCTTGTCCTTACGAGAAGCCACACCGATACGAGTCAGAGTTTCACGAACTTTTAGGAAATCATCCTCTTCGCCGAGCCTCACTTCAATTAAACTTTCTAAAACACTCATGTTTCACCCTTCTGAATCTTTTTCTTTATTATTTTTATATGTTCAGAGGAGAGGATATCAAGAGCTGCCTTGGCAGCACGGCGGTTATAACCGTAATACTCTGCAACCGCTTCGAGATCTCCATCCTTTTCTTTTTTCACCCACTTCGCAAAGCGTTTGCTAGGTCGTATGATATTTATCAAAAAAGAATATTGGAGTTTGTTGTCGAGGTTGTGGTTGCAGTTCATCATGTTGGCGGCATGAATGGAATCGGCGAAGTAAGATAAGGATCTATTTGTTAGCCAAGGACTGTACGTCTTCTCGGCAAGGGTATCATTCTCCGTACCTTTCATCAGGTTCTTCTTGGTCGAGTTGATCGATGTCACGAAGTCGAACGGTTTCATCTTTACGGCCTTTCATAATCACATCTGCAGACTTATCAAAGAAGTCTGCGCATTTATCACAAATCTCAAGAGAAATCATGCCATCATCAGTATTTACTTGTACTTCATGAAATGGCACGCTCTTCAGATACTTATCTTCACAGACGGCACATGTTTTATTTCGATTGAACCAGATCACAAGAACTCACAGTCGGCCATAATTTCTGTGAGACATGCCATTAGATTAATCTCAGGATCAGCGGCGAATGCATTCTGATACTGATACTTTGCAAGATGGAGTACGAGTTGAGGCATGCTACCTTTACCGATATAATCTTCGGCCTTATCAAAGAAGGCACGAAAGAATTCTGTTGGTTCGATGTCAGACTCTCCAAGCCACTTACGTACGGCTGTGAAGTTCTTGTCCTTCATATAACCAATCAGCTTAGCAAGAGCAGAATCCGAGAAATTCCTAAGAATCCCAGTGTCAATGCTGCCAGTAGCGCTATACCGCTGAAGCTCGTTAATAACACGCCGCCAATCTGGAAAGTGTGTCTTGATGACTTCAGCAACGACCGCTTTTTCATAAGAAACCGATTCAGTCTCGAGGATTCCACATACTCTTTGCATAAATTGTTTGGCAAGAGATGGGAGTTCCGACTTAGGAATCTTAAATTTGATAACCGAGCATCGAGAATGGAGCGGCTCAATAATCCGATCGACAAAATTACAAGTAAGAATGAATCCACAATTTGCACTGAATTCCTCCATAAAGTTACGTAAAGCTGGTTGAGTCGACTGAGGATTAAGATAGTCGGCTTCGTCGAGGATTACCATCTTTCTGCCACCCATCAGAGAGACAGAACTGGCAAACTGTGAGATGTCGTTACGCAGCATATCGATGTTGCCATTCATCGAACCGTTAATAACGATGTAGTCACATTGTAGTTCTTCACACATGGCTTTTGCCACAGTTGTCTTACCAACACCTGCGGTACCAGAGAGAATGAGGTTAGGAATGTTTTTCTGATCTACGAACTGTTGAAATGTCTTCTTCAGTTCGTCAGTCAGGATAGTGTCGGACACGGTCTTTGGGCGATACTTCTCTACCCACAAAAAATCTTCAAGCATAATATATCTCCGTCACAAAAAGTGGGCGATGCCGAAACACCGCCCATTATAATCAAGCCTCGAAAGCCGAGTTGGATTCAACAGCAATCCAGTATTCTACTGTTGCACCTTTCCAGTGGCTAAGTCCCTTGGAAGAGATTGATACGTCGTAAGAACCTGGAATCAACTTCATGCAATCCGAACGGAATACCATGCGGAAGCGAGCTTCAGTTTCACCAACTTCGATGCTAAACGAATCGTTGCTAGTTCCACGTGTATCGACTGCTTGAAGCAAGATCTTACCGTTCTTACCGACGATGGCAATCTCAGGCAACTGAGAAACTGCCAACGCCTTCATCACTCGATTGAGTGCTTCTTCTGAAATCAAACAGTTGACTTCAGGGTTCGGCAACTCAATCTCGCGATCAGGAGGAACGATGATCAGCGAAGGATCAGTGACAGCGTACTGAAACTTGTTGTTGCCTTCGATGAGTTCAACGTACGAATCCTTGATTTCAATCTCAGGATCATTAAACAAGGAGAGAGTGCCGATAAACCGTGAGAGGTCATATACAGCAAAACCCTTCTCGAAGTCTTGTTTAATTGTTGCTTTTGCAAGAACAGATTTTGTACTCGAAATAGTACGAATCACATTTCCAGGCTTGAACATAATGTTCTTGTTAATAGCCGAGAAGTTCTTAAGTACTTGCAACGTATCATTATCTAATTTCATAATAAATCTCCATATGTTCGGAATATTCAATATACCAACGATTGTATTAATTGTACACCATTATTTGTTTTTACCGAGTGCTGCAGGATCTGCAGTTGCTGCTGCGCCGATACGGGCAATATCTGGTAGAGAACCACCAAAGACATACGAACCAACGTGCTTCAGTTCCATCCATGGGCAAAGCCATACGTGCATTCCAGCATTACGAACCCACTGACAGAACATGTAGTCTTCGGAGAGGTAACGCTTCGAATATTCTTTAATTACACCATTGTTCGGATCTTTGACAAAATCTACAATCTCTTTTGCTTTTGCTTTTGGATTCTTTTTCAAGTATTCTTCAAGCTCGGCATTGATGTTCGTACGCTTATGATCGATCGGTGTATCGAAGTATGCCATGATCTCGCGACTGCCATCAAAGTGTTCTGTGCGAACGTGATCTGGCTTATAGAATTGCTGAGGATAAGTTTCTTGGAACTTCTCGAAAGTACTACGGCGAATCATCATGAATCCAGTTCCAGATTCAAGCACTTCGACTGGTTGACCAAGAGCAATCTCTCGCGTTTCACCTGTTGGATTGAAGACATAATCGCCAACAAACTTTTCAAGATCGTTTGGATTCTCGTCAGCCATACCCTTATCGACAGCAAGCTTAATCTTTTCCCAACTGATACACTTCTTCGGATATGGGCCAGCGATAATGTCGTAGTTATCTTCTGCTGGATCTGGATTCTGTAAAGCAAGTAGTGCGATCACGTCATTTGGATTGAATCCAATATCAGAGTCGATGAACATCAAGTGTGTATCGCCTGAACGCATGAACTCGTCGGCGCAGTAGTTGCGTGCTCGAGTAATCAGTGATTCGTTGAAGAGGAAGTAGAATCTGACTTGGATTCCGTAGTGTGTGCAGAGTGCCGAGAGATCTGCGATCGAACGCGTAAACATACCTGCGCATTGGCCGCCATACATTGGTGCGGCAATAAAGAGCTTGCGCTTGCGTAGCTCTTCCATTGGAACATTAATTTCAATACCCATAATTAATCCTTATTTTCAGTGTCATGGAC